ATAATATTAATTTTAACTTATACTCTTTTACAGCAACTGCTGAGAATGGTCTACAAATTATAGAACAAATTTTACCATTCTTTCAGCCAGAATATACAGTAACTATGAACATGGTACCTGAGTTAGATATAAAAAGAGATGTACCAATAGTTTTAAATAGTGTAAACTATGAAGACACATATAATGGTGAATTTACACAAAGACGAGCAGTAATTTATACATTAAGTTTTACTGCTAAGACATATTTGTATGGTCCAATGACCAATCAAAGTGTTATTAAAAAAGTACAAGCAGACCTTGGTGCTGATACAGACCCAGCATTAACAAGAGATGAAAGAATTATTGTTATACCAAATCCTACAACTGCTGATGGAGATGATGATTTTGGATTTACAACAAGTTTAACTTTCCATACTGATAGTAAACGATATAACCCTAAGAGTGGTAATGATGAATAAAATTATGAGGTCAATTGATGATAAAAGTACACGGTCAAAAAGTAACAACTAGTCAAGAACACTTAATCTACACTTGTATAATTGATGATGAAGAAATGAATCGTCAAATTGTTTCTGTTATAGATGAAATGGGTGATGTTCAAGGTAATACCACAAATGTCAAAGCACAAATGACAGAGTGGAAAATGGCAGACAAACCTGGATTTATAAAACTTTCTTATATCTTTAGAGAAATAACAAAAGAAATATCTTTTAATGACCATAAAAGAACTTATGGTATGAGAGTTAAAGATATGTGGGGTATGAAATACAAGAGTGGTGATTATGCAAACTTACATGACCATTGGCCAGCATTATGGTCTATGTCATACTATATTAACCCACCTGAAAACGGACCTAATATTGTTTTTCCCACCTCAAAATATCAAATAAAACCTGTGAACGGATTAATGTGTATTTTTCCTGCTTATGTAAAACATGAAGTAGAAAAAAAAGAATTTGAAGGATTTAGATATGTCGTATCAGCTAACGGACATTAAAGTATTTGATAATTTATTAGACGACAAAGTTGCATTGCAAATAGAAGATGACTTTGATAAATGTCCTTGGAATGTGGCAGGTAATATTGTTTCTTTATCAAACACAGTATTAGAAAAACATAAAGATAATAAAAATGTAAAAGATTATATAAAGTTTGTACATGATTTTTATGAATTAGAAAATCAAAGTGATAATACTAAAATTGCGGATGTGGTATTGGACGCATTTTTAAAACATAACAATATTAAGAATGTAAATCTGATAAGAGCAAAAGCAAATATGCAAACTCAATATACTGGTAATAGACCAGATATGCATAATAGTCCTCATGTAGATTTTTTAGATATGCCTCATCATGTATTGATTTATTATGTCAATGATAGTGATGGTGATACTATATTTTTTGATGAAAATGAAAATGAAATAAAAAGAGTTGCACCTAAAAGAGGTAGATATGCTCTGTTTAATGGTAATATACTTCATGCTGGTAGTAATCCTGTAAAAAGCAATTACAGAATTATTATAAACTATAATATGGTGATACCAAATGATTGAAGTATTAGATAATTTTGTTGATAAAGACTATGCAGATTACATAGAAAAAGAAATGCTTGAGAGAGATTTTAAGTGGTATATTTCTAGGTCTTATTTTACATGTCCTGAATGGCAAACAAAAAAATATTCTCACATGAAAAATCTAAAAGAGTATTTGTTATTATCACATGATTTATATAACGAAGATAAAAAGGTTTCGGATAAAACAGATATTGTTGATAATATAGTTAACAGATTACCTAAAAGGATTTCTATTTACAGAGCAAAAGCAAACTTACAAACACAATTTACCGATAATAATGAAGTATATCATAATACACCACACATAGATTTATATAATAAAAATGGTGACTATCAACCTCATAAGGTAGCATTGTATTATGTAAATGATAGTGATGGTGATACTATATTATTTAATGATAAGTTAGATATTGTTCGTAGAGTAAAACCTAAAAAGGGTAGAATATTATTATTTAACGGAGATACTTTACACACTAGTAGTCATCCTACAAAAAGTGATTATAGAATGTGTATTAATATAGATTACCATGATTGATGTAAAACCAATAAAGTCATATATTCTTGTTCAAAAAATAAAAGAACATAATCAAATAAAAGATGATTTATTATGTATGATGGACAAAATGCCTGATAAGAAAACTACAACTGATTTTGAAAGTATTAAAAAAACTGATTATTATTTACCAAAAGAACATACTAGAGATTATGGTGACCTATTTTTAAAAACAATTCAACCTTATAATGATAATATTAAAAACTTTTATAATGCTGAAGAACATTGGATAATTAATTATTGGTTTCAACAATATCAAGACACAGACTATCATAATTGGCATGTACATCCTACGACTTTATTGTCAAATGTGTATTATGTAGAGTTAGAAAATAAAAACTCTACCGTATTTTATGACAATGTTACAAAACAGGAATATCAATTTGAGTTAGAAGAAGGAGATTTAATTACATTTCCATCTGTGTTAGCTCACAAATCACAATCAAATAATAAATCTCGTAAGACGATTATTTCATATAATGCAGATTTTAATAATATAAATATAGGGTAAAAGGAGAAAAATTATGAGTGCAACACATATTAAAACAGTAATGGTCAAGTTAGACGGTTACGAAGCTACAGGCTCTAAAGGTGGTGTAGTTGTTGATGTATTTGACCTAATGAGAACATATCTAAGTGGTACAGATGTAAACGGCGATTATGCATGTCCATCATCACTAGGTGCTTTTGTTGAAAATTTTGAAGGTACTGACGCACAAAGAAAAACTTTAAAGTCAGGATTTAAAATGATACAATTAGCAGACGACCACTCTGATGTAAATAATGTTCAAGTAGGTTGGGTATTAGACGCTGAAACAGGTACAACTTTAAGAAACGCTGGCTAATATACAATGTCAAAATTGGAAGATAATGTAAACGAGATTCTAGGTATAGAGAAAAAACAAGAAAAGTTTTCTCTTTCAGAATTTGAGCAGCCAGCACCTGTACCTAGAAAAATAGATGAAGATAAACCTCATGTTGACCAAGATTATGAAAATAGTAGAGAAAATTATTATAATCTTATTGATAAAGGCAATGAAGCAATTGAGGGTATATTAGATATTGCAAAAGAGGGTCAACATCCAAGAGCTTATGAAGTTGCTGGTCAATTGATTACTACAGTTGCAGGAACAGTTGATAAGTTACAAGACTTACAAAAGAAATTAAAAGATTTAAAAGAATTACCAAAGACTGCCAACACAAATATTAAAAATGCATTATTTGTAGGTTCTACAAACGAGTTGCAAAAAATGTTAAATAGGAAAGATGATGAAGTTATTGAAGGCACAGAAACAGGTACCAAACAAGATAATACTTGAAATAGATAAGATACATTACATCAAATCTATGACACCATTACCAGATTTAATTCGTGGTAAAGACTTGTTAAACCCAATAGAAGTAAGAAAATATAGTGTATCTGATACACCTAGAAAAGGTGTCGGTAATGTTACATATGCTGAAAAAGAATATTCAGTTTTTAGAGGCAGTCAAAGAGTACAAGCGGCTTTAAAAATGGGATACACTCACATAGAGGGTGTAGTGTTAGATGATTAAAAAAGAATTAGATATACCTTTTAGTTTTTGTATGGGTGGATATTACATTGACCCTAAAATTTGTGATAATTTAGTAGATTTTTATGAAGAACACAAATCTAAAGCACAACCAGGTATTGTTAATAAAAGAGATGTTAATGATAAAGCAGATATTGTAGTTGATAAAAAAATAAAAGACTCAAATGATTTACAATTTCCTGGAGATTTTCACGAAGGACCTGTAGCAGATTATAAAGACTCTCTAGGTGCTTGTTTAAAATCATATGAAAATAAGTATGAGGGTGTTCATGCACAAAAAAGATTTCATATAAAAGAAGATTTTGGTATACAAAAATATCCAGTAGGTGGTGGTTATAAAGTATGGCATTTTGAAAACTATGTTACTATGAATAGATTGTTTGCTTTTATGACTTATCTAAATGATGTACCAGATGGTGGCACAGAGTTTTTATATCAAAATATGACAGTAAGAGCCGAAAAAGGATTAACATTAATATGGCCTTCAGCATGGACACATATGCATAGAGGTAGAGTTTCAAATACTAAAGAAAAATATATAATAACAGGATGGTATTCAATTTCAAATGAGTGACGCATATCTAGGTAACCCGAATCTTAAAAAGGTCAACACACCTGTTGAGTTTACTAAAGAACAAATTTTAGAATATCAAAAGTGTGCTGGTGACCCTATCTATTTTATGAGAAACTACATACGGATTGTTTCTCTTGATGATGGTTTAGTACCATTTAAAATGTATCCGTTTCAAGAACATATTG